AGAATTAGATATTAATACAGCAAAAAAAGAATAAGAGGGGATGCTTGGCTTAGATTTGAGTTTTTCCTAGCAACAGAACTCGGCAAAACAGTGCAAGAACTGAGACTCAACATGACTGAGGCAGAGCTAATCTATTGGGCTGGATATTATGAAATCAAGGCTGACGAAGAAAAAAAAGCTTTGCAACGACAAAAACGCAATTCAAGGTAATATATAATTAAGGTTTTTTTAATTTGTGGCAGAATCAGTCGTAAGATTAAAAGTAGATGCCAGTAGTGCTACATCTGCTTTAAGAAATGTACAGAATCAAACTAATAAATTATCAAACGCTTCAAAAGGTGCAACAAAATCTTTACATGGAACATCAGTTGCCGCAAAAGGTCTAGGTACAGCATTAGCAGCTTCACTTGGCCCTATTGTTTCTATCGCAGGTGCATTTGCCCTATTAAATAATAGTATAGGTACATTTTTGGCAAGAGATAGAGATATTAAAATACTGGAACAAGGTTTAAAAAATCTTGGTGCAGGTAAAACACAACTTGCTGAATTACAACAAGTTGCAGATAAGTTTGGAAAAACTACTTTATTTAATGAGGAAGATTTCACAAGAGGTTTTAACCTACTTACAAGTTTTAGAAATATTGGTGTTGATGCATATGAACGTGTAGCACAATCTGCAGCAGATATAGCTCAAGTCAACCAAGTAGATGTAAGCACTTCATTTATGCAACTTGCAAAAGCTTTACAAGATCCTGAAAGAAATTTATCTAATTTAAATAGATCAGGTATTGCATTTACTAAAACACAGCAAGAGGTCATAAAACAATTAATGAAAACAAATAAAGTTGCGGAGGCTCATAAAATGATTTTAGATATTGTAGATGAAAGTTATAATCAACTAGCCCAAGCTGCTGCAGGGGGTTTTGCTGGTTCAGTTGATACTCTAGGCGAATCATTTAGAGATTTTAGTGAGACATTAGGAAAGTTACTTGTGCCAGTAATTCAACCAGTTGTTGAAGGACTTACTAGCCTGTTAAATTTTTTAAATACTGAAGGTGGTCAAGCAACTTTAATTCTTGTTGGTATTGGTGGTGCAATAAAAGGAATAGCTGTTGTTGCACCTTTGGCAAGTAAGGCTATTGTTGGATTAATTGCTAAGGTTGCTGCATTAAAAATTGCAGTATTAGGTTTATCTGGTGCAATAGCAGCTTCAGGTATTGGTGCTTTAATAATAGCTGCTGGTTTACTTACAACTCAAATTATAAAAACAAAAAACGCACAGAAAGAATTTAATGATTTAGTAACTTCAGGTGCAGAACAAGAGGTTAAAAAAGCTTATGAAGAACAGGTTACGTTAGTAAAAGAATTAGAAAAAGCAGCCACAAAAGCTAGAGGTAATGCAAAAAGAGGAGCAGATAGAAAAGTTCAAGAAGCAAAAAAGGCTCTTGACTTGTTACAAACTAGAATGGACACACTTAATAAAGAAAAACAAATTACTGCGGAAAAAGAAAAACAAAATGAAGAAAATAAAAAAACTGAAGAATCTTTGAAAAAACAACAGGAAGAAACAGATAAATTAAAAGAAAAGATTACTGCTGTTGGTGAAGAAATTGAAGGAAGTATAAAAAATAATCTTAGGGACGCAATTACTGGAGCGAAAACATTTGGAGAGGCTATGACAAATGTATTGAACCGTATCAGAGATAAAATACTTGACGCACAGATAGACAAGCTTATTGGTGGCTTTGGAGAGGCTTTTGGTAAGGGAGCTAGTGGTGGAGAGAAAAAAGGTTTAGGAGGATTTCTTGGTGGAATACTTGGAGGACTTTTTGCAAATGGAGGTCAGCCACCTGTGAATAAAATTTCAGTAGTTGGGGAGCGTGGACCTGAGCTATTTGTTCCAACGACAAAAGGCACAATTATTCCTAACGGTGGATTTGGTGGTGATTCTGTTACAAATGTCATTACTGTTAATGTGGATGCAAAAGGCTCTTCAGTGCAGGGTCAAGACGCTGAGGGTAACGAGCTTGGGCAACAAATAGCGATCGCTATACAATCGGAGCTTGTAAAACAAAAAAGATCTGGAGGTTTATTAGCATAATGGCAACTTTTCCAAGTATTACACCTCAATACAGTACGCAAGAGACTGTCAAACAGGATAATCAAGTTGTAGAACTTGGTGACGGATTTCAGCAGCGTTTAGTTTTTGGATTACCAGCAAATAAAAGATTAATTTCTTTAAATTTAACTTTTAATATTTCAACAACAGATGCTGCAACAATTGATACTTTTCTTGATGCAAGATTTGATGATCAAGCTAGTTTTGACTTTACACCACCCCATCACTCATCAGCACTTAAATTTGTTTGTACAAGCAGAACAAGAACAGCCATACTGTCAAATCGAGTAATAATGAATTTAAGTTTTCAAGAAGTAGCAGAACCATAATGGCAATACCAACATCTGAATTACAATCTATAAATCCAAGTTCAATTCTTGAGCTTTTTAAGCTTGAGCTTGTTGAGGGTCTTCATTTTGCGACTGGCAATCCATCTTCAGTTCCAACTGTATATAGATTTCATTCTGGAACAAGTATGAATAGTAGGTCAAATATTATCTGGCAAGGCGATTCGTATGAAAGATTTCCTATAACAGCAACAGGATTTGAATTTGCTGGCTCTGGACAAATCCCAAGACCAACTCTTCAGATGAGTAATTTAGGAGGTATTACAAGAAGTGGTGTTGTTATTACAGTCACTGACTTATTGATTATTGTAAATTTAACGACCCCACACAACGATTTATTAGGAGCAACAGTAAAAAGATTACAAGTTTTGGCAAGTAGTCTTGATAATGCTAATTTTGCATCTGGCAGCAATCCTTTTGGAACTCCAAACTCAAATGAATTACCTCAAGAGATTTTTGTAATTGATAGAAAAACTATTGAAACAAGAGATATTGTAGAATTTGAATTGGTTTCAACTCTTGATACTGAAAATAAAAGAATCCCAGCAAGACAAATAACAAGGGCTGAATTTCCAGCGGTCGGATCTTTTTTAAATAGGTAAAATGGAACAGTGGAAACTAGATGCTTTTTCTCATGCTGAAGAATGTAAACCATTAGAGTGTTGTGGGATTCTGGCAGAAAAAAATAAAAAATTAAAATATTGGAAATGCAAAAATGTTGCTAAAGATAATCCTGAGTATAGTTTTGTAATTGACCCTTTAGACTGGGCAGAATGTGAAGATTCAGTAGATGAAATTGTGGGTATAGTACATAGTCATCCAGATGGCGAGTTGAAATTTAGTGATAATGATATTGCTAGTTGCAATTATTTAGATATTCCTTTTTATCTTGTAGAGCCATCAAGTCAAAGTATTATTTATATAGAGCCAGAAAAACAATGAAAAAAATAAGAGTATATGGAAGGTTAAGAAAATTTCTGGGAAAAGCAGAATTTGAAGCAGATGTAACAAGCCCTCTGGAGGCTTTAAGTTTTTTAAATTGTAATTTTAAAGGTGTTGAGGAACACATGGCTCAACAACCCTATACGATTATGTGTGGTGATCTTGCAATTTCTGAAGATTTAATAAATTTACAAACTGAAGCAGATATTAAAATAATTCCTTTAGTACATGGTAATTTTTTTAGCTTAATTATCGGAGTAGGTTTAAAAGTTTTTGCAAAAAAAGTTGTTTTACCTAAATTACTTACAACAATAATCTCAACAGTTGCCACTCAAATGATTTTTAACGGTGTTAATAATATTTTGACACCACAAAGGCAAAACAATAGAAGTGCAGCTTCAGAAATGGACAGACAAGACCCTTCAGCTTTTGCAGCGAATTATTCATTCACTGGCCTCACAAACGTCAGTCAAGCTGGTGTTCCTGTTAATTTAGTTTTTGGTGAAATCTTGGTTGGGTCTATAACAGTTTCAAATGGTGTTGATACGGTTCAAGTGGAGGGAACAAATTAATGAGTATTAAAGAATTTGACCAAAATACAACACTAAGCAATCCTGATTTGCCCTCTGATGCTTTATCTAGCAAACAATTTATAAGTATTGTAGATGTAATTTCAGAAGGAGAAATAGCTGGATTTGCTACACCTCACAAAAGAGGGATTGCATCTACTAATTCCGCATATTTAACAGCCGCTAAAACTGATATTTTTTTAAATAAAACTCCAATATTAAACATAGCATCAACTCTTAATGACTCAGAATTTCTAGCAAAAGCACAAAATCCTGATGACACAGACTTTAATTTTAATAATGTTGGCTTTGCATTTAGGTTAGGCACATCTAATCAAACTTTTATTGGTGGTATAAAAAATATTGAGAGTGAAAATCCTATTGGAACAGCGGTGACGACAAGCACTCCTGTTACTCATACTGTGGCAGATACAAGTATAAATGCTGTTAGAGTTACTGTTAGATTTGGTTCTTTGCAAAAATTTGAAGATGATGGCGATATTAATGGAACAGAAGTTCAATTAAGAATTAAAACCATTGAAAATGACGGAACAACAACGACAGTCATCACAGATACAGTAAAAGGTAGATCTTCAAATGCTTATTTTAGAGATTATCTTGTAAATTTTTCTTCATCAACTTCTTTCCCTGTTCAAGTAAGGGTTGAAAGAGTTACTGCTGATAGTACTGATACATCTTTGCAAAATGCTTTTAGTTTTTCTTCAGCAACAAATATCATATTTCAACAAAACGCATATCCAAATACCGCTCATTTAGCATTAAGACTTGGAGCAGAACAATTTCCAAGAGTCCCTAATAGGGTGTTCAGACTCAGGGGAATTTTAGTGAAAATTCCTCATAATGCAACTGTTGATCTTGCAACTGGAAGAATAACTTATTCTGGGACATTTAACGGAACTTTTAAAACAGATAAAGAATGGACAACAGATCCAGCTTGGATTCTTTATGATGTTTTATCGAACACAAGATATGGCTGTGGCATATCAGAGACAAGTTTAAATAAATTTACTTTTAAGACTGTAAGTGAATATTGTGGAGAGTTGGTAGATAATGGAAATGGAGGACAAGAGCCGCGTTTCTCTTTAAATGTAAATATCACTCAGCAACAAGCCGCTTTTGATCTGGTCAATGATCTTTGTTCTGTGATGAGAGTTATGCCTTTTTATGAAGCTGGCAGTATTTCCATAAGTCAGGATGCACCAAAGACAAGCAGTTTTTTATTTACAAACGCATCAGTAACTAAAGAAGGCTTTACATACACAGGGTCAAGTTTAAAAACAAGACATACAGTCATAAATGTTTCTTATTTCGATTTAGAAACACAAGATATTGATGTAGAGACTGTGGAAGCTGATGCCGCAACTCAAGCAAAGTACGGAGTTGTGACAAAAAATATCAACGCATTTGGGACGACTTCAAGGGGTCAGGCTCAAAGATTTGGTAAATGGTTTTTGTTCAATGAACAAAATTCTGGAGAAAGTATTGCTTTCACAACAACAATTGATGCTGGTGTTTCTTTAAGATGTGGCGATATTATTGAAGTTTCAGACTCATTGAAAGCTGGTGTTAGGAGAGGCGGCAGAGTAAAAACAGTCAGTGGGACTACAGTTACAATTGATGATTTTGAAAATACAGATATACCTGATTTAAACTTAAGTCCAACTATTTCAATAATGCTTCCAGATAATACTTTTGAAACAAAAAATATTACAAATATTTCTTCTAATGTTTTGACTATAGATTCAGCTTTTTCAACAAATCCAAACACAAATGCTGTTTATATTTTAGAATCAGCAACTTTAAAAACTACAACATGGAGAGTAAATAATGTATCAGAAAATGGCGATGGTACTTTTAATATTTCAGCTTTGGGACATAACACAGGAAAATATGACTTTGTAGAGGATGGAACTCCTTTACCAACAAAAAAAATATCAACTGTTACAGAAATTAAGCCCCCGCCATCTGGATTAAAAGCAGAGGAAAAACTTGTTGAAATCAATAAAAGGGCAGTTCCAAAAATAATTCTTGACTGGCAAAATGTAGAAGGTGCAAGCAAGTATAGAGTTTACTACAGATTTGAAAATGGTGATTTTACACAAATAGAAACAACTTCAAGCAACTTAGAGCTATTTAATACAAAACAAGGAAACTATGAATTTAAAGTATTTTCATATAATGGTTTAGGTGAACCGTCAGCAACCGCATCAACTTTACCTTTTACAGCAGATGGCTTTTCAGCGTTACCAGAGGACGTTTCAAACCTTACTCTTGAGCCAATAAATGACGATCAGGTAAGGCTTAGATGGACACAAACTACCTCTATTGACGTTAAGTTCGGAGGACAGGTTTATATACGCCACAGCCCAAGAGTTGACGGATCTGGAACTTTCGCAAATTCTACTGACGTAATTGAGGCGATTTCTGGTATATCAACAGAGGCGGTTGTACCCGCAAAAGACGGAGAGTATGTTTTAAAATTCCGTGATTTAAAAGGTAATTTTAGTTCTGGTGAAGCCTCTGTAATACTTTCAACTCCACAACCACTTAGAGAGCAATTAGCTCTACCTTCTATTAGAGAACAAACAGCATTTAGTGGTACAAAAACAAATACAAGCGTTTCTTCAAATCAATTAACTTTAACAAATCCAGCTTCAAATGCCTCTGGTTCTTATAACTTTTCAAACGATATTGATCTTGGTGCAATTTTTTCTTTAAAAGTTAAATCGCATATTATTTCAACATCTGCTAATGTCTCAGACTTATTTGATTCAATTCCTGATCTTGATGCAAGAGTTTCTTTCGATGGAGCAGCCGCTGAAAAAGTAAATGCAAGTTTATTAGTAAGAACAAGTTCAGATGGTTCAAGTTTTGGCTCTTTTAATAAATTTCAAAGCGGAACATTCAGAGCGAGAGCATTTGAGTTTAAAACTGAACTTGATAGCGAGGATACAAATGAAAATATTTTAATACAGGAACTTGGAGTTGATGCTTTTTTAGAGTCTAGAGTTGAACAAAGCACATCAATCATTGCATCAGGGGCTGGATCAAAAGACGTGGTTTTTGCTGCTCCGTTTTTTACAGGTACTTCAGCAATTGGAGGAAGTACAACCGCTTTCCCACCTAGCATCGGTATTACCGCACAGAATATGGCTAGTGGGGACTTTTTTGAAATTACCAACATCACTGGGAGTGGTTTTCGTATAACTTTTAAAAATTCATCAAATGCCGCAGTTAATAGAAATTTCAGCTATTCAGCGGTAGGATATGGGCGTGGAGGCTAATTAAATGGCAAGAGTTAATTCTACTGGCAAAGAGACAGCAAGTAATTTTTCACCAGATAACGGAACAGGGGCTGCTGTAAGAACAGCGATGAAAGATATATTTGAATCTCTAAGAACTTTAAACAGTGCATCAGGTGATCCATCTGGTACAGCAAATCTTGCAGCTTATCAACCACATATTGATTCAGACACAAATTTATTAAAAATCAGAAACGCTGCAAACTCAGCATTTATAACACTTGGAAATGTAAGTCAAACAAATCTAGGTCTTTTGCCTTTATCTGGTGGGACTATGACTGGTGTTCTTGGCTTATCAAATGCTTCAGCTTCAGCTCCATCAGTTCATTTTGGCGATAGTACAACAGGTTTTTTCAGAAAAGGTAGCAATCAAATCGGACTAACTTTTAGCGGTACAGAAAAAGCATTTTTAGATCAAAATGGTTTAACTTTACAGGCTCAATCTGATTTAAGATTTGCTGATTCTGATAGTTCTCATTATGTAGGATTTCAAGCACCAGCTACTGTTTCATCAAGTTTAACTTGGACATTACCTTCTACGGATGCTGCTGTTTCTGGTTATGCTCTTGTATCTGATGCATCTGGAACGCTTAGTTGGGCTGCTGCTGGAGGTGGAGCAGTAGGAGGTGGATCAGATGAAATTTTCTGGGAAAATTCACAAACCATTACTCAAAATTATTCAATAACTAACGGCAAAAATGCGGGAAGTTTTGGGCCTATAGAAATTCAAAGCGGAGTCACCGTTACAGTTGGTTCTGGAGAAACATGGACTGTAGTATAAAGGTGTATATAATTAAGTTAAGGTAATAAAGTTATGAGCACATTAAAAGTCAACAGCATAATACCAGTTGCAGGAGTTCCGACAGGCGGTGGTGGTGGAATAATCCAAGTATTGCAAGGTGTTCACACCAGTGCTATAAGTATTGCTAATGATTCTTTTACAAGTGTTGGCCCAACTGTAAATATTACACCAACTTCTAGTTCAAGTAAGATTTTAGCACGTTTATACGTTACAGGTGCTATTCAAAATAATAATGAGGCGGCTTATTTTAGGCTAAGTAGAGATGGTAATTCAATTAGTGGATCTCTTGGAGATAGTGACGGTAGTAGAACACAAGCTAGCACAGCTATTCATTCATATACTAGCGGGTCATTGGTTTTTCAGACTTGCTCATTTGAATTTTTAGATTCACCTAGTACAACAAGTCAAGTTTCTTATAGGATACAAGTTAGAAGGTCATCGTCAGGAGCAGGAATTGTTTATTTGGGGCGAAATGATACAGATAGTAATGATGCTTCTACAGCAAGATTTCCAACAGTTCTTACTGTAATGGAGGTGTCAGCATGATTACTTCCATGTATAATCTAATTAAAAACTAACTATGGGATTAGATCACCAAGCCATAAGAAAAGCCTATCCAAATGCCGTAACGATTGATGATAGCACTGGAGCGTTTGATGCAAGCGGTAACTCAATTTCTCTTGACCAAACAAAAATAAATGAAGCTAGAGCAACTTTAGATAATGAAGCTGCTCAAACTCTCTATCAACGTCAAAGAACAGGTGAAGCTGGTACAACAGACACAATATATTTACCATTGGCTCAACAATTAGACATGCAGTATTGGGACAGTGTGAATGGAACAACTACATGGAAAGATCACGTTGCTGCTGTAAAAGCTAAATATCCCAAGCCATGAGTACATTAAAAGTTAATGCTTTACAAGATACCTCGGGAAATAATCTTTCTCGTATTCTACAAATAAAACAGACAGCAAAAACAGATACTTTTTCTGAAACTGTAGGAAATGGAGCATTTTCTTCTGTCTGTATAAGCTGTGCTTTTGCAGCTACATCATCAAGTAGTAAATTGTTAATAAGGGCTGTTTTACACGCTAATTCTGCCGACCAACCAACACAAAACGGTTTTGCTTTTACTGATGATGGAAGCTTTATAGCTGCTTCAACAGGTGATGCTTTTGGCAGTCAAGGTCGTGTTTCTGGTAGTTATGGTCAGGTTGTAACGAATGAATTTACTTTTCCTATAATTCAAGAATATTTACATACGATTAGTGATACTAATTCACACACATATGGTGTAAAATTGTATTCAGGATCAGGTTTTAGCAATACAACAATGTTTTTAAATTTTTCAAATACAGATACAAGTGCTACTAATCGAGTAAGACCAATGTCAACTCTTACCATAATTGAGATAGCACCATGAGCCAACTTAAAGTTAATTCAATCGTTCCTGTCGGTGGTCTGCCAAGTGGTTCTAATGGTGGAATTATCCAAATAAAGCAAACAATAAAAAAAGATGTATTTACTACTTCACAAGCTGTTACAAGTGGATATACAGACCTTACAGGACTTAGCGTTGCTATAACACCTTCAAGTAATTCAAATAAAGTATTAGTTGTCACACAAATTTATAATGGAGCGCAAAGTAATAATGTCAACTTTTTTAGACTTTTAAGAGGTAGCACTTTTATTGAACAGCCTGATGGAACATCATCAGGAGGTGCAAATTTTAATGCTCATGCTTTTAGTTATTACGATGCGACATATCAAGATAGTACAAGTTTTTCGATTTTAGATTCACCAGCCACCACTTCAGAAACAACATATAAAATACAAATGGCTGTAACTGGAAGCACATCAGCGATAAATGCTTATGCTGGGGACACAGGTAATTATTATGGAGTATCTATGATTACAGCATACGAAGTGACAGCATAATGGCAATAATAGCAGGAACTTATGATTTTACTGTTCAAAGAAGGTCAGATCACGCTGAACCTTTTAGAATAACTGACTCCACAGATTCAGCCGTAAATTTAACTGGTTTTACAATAGCAGCACAAGTATGGGACAAAGAAAGAACAGGTAAATTTGCAGATTTTTCAGTTGCCTATACAAATAGAACTAATGGTGAATTTGAAATAAGTCTTACTCATGTACAAACTACACAATTCACACCAAATGAATTGTCTTATGACGTTTTACTTTTAAATCCTAGCGGCAAGCGTGAATACTATATAGAAGGTACTATATTTGTTAGTGAAGGATACACCACAATATGAGCAACATAAACATTACTCAAAACAAAAACACCATTACTGTAAATGGTGAAACTAGAGTTGTCACAGTAAAGACGGCAGGGCCACAAGGCCCACAAGGAGAAGGCTTTGATATAACTTTAGATCATAGTGCTAAAGTTGATAATTCTGTAATGTATTATCAAGCGAGTAGTGGTAAGCTGATATTAGATGACAATGTTACTAAACTCAAACTTGTTAATGGAGGTAATTTTTAGGCTATGTCTAACACAATAAGAATTAAAAAAAGAGCAGCGAGTGGATCTGCTGGTGCTCCCTCAAGTTTATCTCCATCAGAATTAGCCTTTAACGAAAATGATCTGAAACTATATTA